TATCACGTAGAGATAGAGAAGCCGTTAACGTCTGAAAATCATTTTGAAAATATGGAGTTTGAATCAAAATTTAATTTTCTTGCAATATCTCAGATAAATGGTCACAACTCAGAGACAGATCGAAAAAATATTTTTAATACAATAAAGTGGTTTTGTGAAGCGTTTAAAGATAACAAAGATGTTGGCCTTGTTTTAAAGACAAATAGTGGCAGGGGAACCAGGATTGATAGAAAAATTACAAAAAATATACTATCTCAAGTTTTGAAAGAAGTTCGCCCGGGACAGTTTCCTAGAGTTCATTTTATACATGGGAATCTTACAAATGATGAAGTATGTGGACTATATAGAAACAAATCTATAAAATGTCTCATAAATTTAACTAGAGGCGAAGGATTTGGATTACCAATATTAGAAGCTGCTGCATCAGATTTACCGGTCATGGTTACTAATTGGTCAGCACATATGGAGTTTTTGTCTTTAGGAAAATCTATTAATATTGACTATGATCTCGTCAATATATCCGATGACAAAGTAGACAACCGAATATTTGTAAGCGGTGCAAAGTGGGCAAATCCTTCAGAAAGTGACTTCAAAAAGAAGATTCATAAATTTTATAATAAGCCTCAAATTCCAAAAGTTTGGGCATGTGATCTTGGTGAAAAAATAAGATGTGAATTTAACAAGTCATCAATTATTAAGAAATATGAAGAGGTACTACTAGAGATAATGGAATAATGATTGAGTTTTCAAGTTTTATAATTTTAATACTAACCAATATTATAACTGCTGTCATTCTTTTATTTTCTATACGATATAATTTAAAATTTGGAGTAATGATATTGAGGGTGCAAGATTCAATTGAAGAGTCTTTAGATCTACTAGATCAAAGATATTCAGCAATGTCTAAGATAGCAGATACACCAGTTTTTTTTGATTCTGTAGAAGTTAGACAGGTGATATCGGAAATTGAAGCTAGTAGAGATTCAATACTTTCAGTTGCAAATAGCTTAATTTCTTCTGCAGAAAGTGATAAAACTATAGATACTTCAGGTTCGGATATTCAAAAATGAAAAAAAAAATAGTTAAAAAGACTATCAGAAGAAGAAAAAAGGGATCTTCTAAAAACTATTTTACTAAAGAGACCCATGATAATATTAGAATTTATCAAAATACAGAATCTGATGAAATTAAGCATAAAATATACGTAGAAAAGATATGCCCTGCTTTTAATAAGCTGGCTGAGAATTTAATATTCATTCACGGATTTGCAAAAACACCAGACACGTTTCAGGTTTTAAAAAATGATTGTGTAACTTTTTTATATGAAACAATTAGGAAGTTTGATCCAGATAGAGGGACAAAGGCTTTTTCATATTTTAATGTGGTAGCTAAGAATTGGCTAATTATTCAAAGTAAAAAGAGAACAAAAATAAGAAATAGAACAATAAGCATTCAGGATGCAGAAGAGAGATCACTAACTGATCCTGTGTATCTTGAAGCATTTAAAATAGATGCACCTCAAGATAAAAATATGATGAGGCGTGAATCGTTTGCTGCTTTAAAGGAAATGCTTCAAGAGATAAAGACACGTCTTCGAACAGAAAAAGAGATTGCGTGTATAGATGCCATAATAGCTTTATTTGACAAGGTTGATGATCTTGATCTTCTTAATAAGCGAGCAATATTCGTATACTTAAGAGACATATCAAGCTTATCTCCAAAACAGCTTTCAGTTGCAATGTCTTCTATTAGAAAACACTATAGGGATATAAGTAAGAAAGATGAGTATGAATTTTTCTTTGGAGAATAATATGTCAGAAAATATAGATACGTTTACAAGTAGGGTAAGAGAGAAGGAAGAGAAAATAGAAAAATTTTCCGAACTACTAGATTCTCTTTCGAATACTGAAGACAGGAAAAAGTTGTTATGGAGAGATGTTTATGAAAATGCTTTAACTGATCGGGAGAATGCGGGTATTTTACTTACTGATCTCCTTATGGAAACACGCGGCAGTCTTGCAAATCATGGTCAGTATGGAACTATTTTATCAAAATATCTTGAGAGAATGTCAAAGTCAAATGATCAAATACTAAAACTTGCTGAGACTATTTCTAGAGAGGAAGAAAAGCCCGTTGATATTAATGATATCTACAATAAGATAAACGAGTCACAAAGTGGGAATTAGGTCATTTAGAGGAGGCGGTTCTTCAACAGATATTACGTCTGATCTAAGCAATGTTCCAGATGTAGGTCGTATTTTATATGCTGCTGTTGTTGTTAACTTTATTTCAAACCCTGTTGTGGATCTTGAAAAAGCACCATTAAAAGATAGTACTTTTTCTACATATGCTGAGTCTCTACGATCAGGTTATGACAAGGTAAGCAATACAGAGTTGATTGGAAGAATGCCAAGAAATTCTGTAATAGGAAGGGTGATTTCTGACAGAGATGGGTGGGGAGGTAAGTCTGAGATATTTTATCCATTCTTTCCGCATATCTCATTTCCTGTTAAACCAGGCGAGCAGATATGGGTAATATATGATACCCTAAGCAGGGGAAAGTCTAGAAAAGGTTTCTGGCTTACTAGAATTGCTTCTGACAACTACGTAGATGATTTAAACTATACTCAAAAAAATAGAGAGTCACTTTATCTAGACGCTGTTACAAGTACTGATAGTGCACTAGCAAATCAAGAGGAATCATTTTCATTTACAGAAGAAGAGGCATTTGTATTTCCAAGCGGCGGCGGATTAACAATAAGCAGCAATGATATGTCAGGTGCGGATGCATACGGTGATATAGTTGCATATTCTAATACGTATGCTGACCAATTTGTTGGTGAGCCTGTTCCAAGATTTAGCAAGAGAGTAGGAGACCTTGTTCTTCAAGGGTCCAACAATACATCAATTGTTCTTGGAATGGATAGAGTAGGTGAAGCAGATACGCCACCAGGAACAGAAGAAACCATAGGTGAGTCTATGGAAGGTGTAACTGGATTTGGCACAATAGACATAGTTGCAGGTAGAGGTCAAGATGCAGCAACAGCTGCTGTAGATAACTCAGACCTTGGTGCTGTCACTAACACCAGGGAGTGGGATGAAATTAATAAGTTCCCATCTGTAACAGACGAGGAGTCAAATCCAGCAGAGGGAGATCCTGATTTTGAGAATGACTTATCTAGGATCTATGTTTCGATGCAGACAAACGGAGATGAGAATTTCGATTTAGAATTCACAAATTCAACTGCTAGCGTAGTTGACGAAGCTCCGTATGTTATTGCTAAGTCAACAGAGGTTCGCCTTGTTGCCAGGGACGGCGGCAGTGTTAGGATGGTAAAAGAGGGTGATGAACAGTGCGAGATCTGTCTAATGTCAGATGGAACCATATCTATTGAGGGTGGAACAATATATCTGGGAGAGCACAGCAGTGACAATACGACAGAGCCAGTTGTCTTAGGAGAGCTACTCGCTACTGCTTTTGAGGATTTTGCTGATGAATGTACGGGAGTTATACCTGGGATTCTTGGAAACTTTGGTGCTCCCATAGTAGACCCGGGCCTCGCTGCAGCGATTTCTACATTAGCAACTGACGTGCGCGCCGCCCTGAGTACTATGGTCTACACGAAGTGAGGAGTTAGGGCGTGGAGTGCGCAGATCTTGAAGGATATCAGTTAATTATTGATTTTGGCACTTTTATTATAGAAGCGTTTAAGATACCAGCACTAGTCATAAGTGGTGAGATAGATCTGCCTGATATAAATGTTATATTTGATACGCTTATAGCAATGGAATTCGACTGGCCTGCGTTTGAGTTGCCATCATTTGATATAACAGCAGATCTTGATCTAGACATAGATCCAGACATAGCACTAGAAGTTGCAATAGCATTCGGAGACCTTATCCTTGCACTATTTATTGAACTTCCCCTTTCATTAGTTTTACTATTGATTGAGTTTGACTGGCCAGAGTCTCTGTTAGATTTTATAATTGAATTTTTAGTTCCAGTTATGGAGTACGATGCAGCAATTATTCTTGCCGGTTGTGTTCTTGAGTTAATTGAGGCTGCGATCCCTGGATGATAATATTTCCACAGTTTGCATATCATATATTGAATAGTTTGGGAGCGTGTCTAAATGGGGAGCTACTTAGCTAGACTTAAGAGACCTTATAGCCTATAATATTCTCTTTCGCTGAATATTTAAGATAAAGAGAGAGAAACTGTGGGAAATTCAAGAAATTCATTTAAGTTTAAAAGTTCTGGTATTCATATGGAGGATGCCAATCTTCAAACAGATATTGACTTTACACCTGTTGGAATTGTTACACCTGTAGAGCTGGGCGGAAATGATAGGTCTGGCTTGTTTAGAATGAATATGAATCCCGCCGATCAAATTGCTGATAACCTAAGGAATCTTATTCTTACAAATGCTGGTGAGAGATTGGGAAACTATGCATATGGGGCAAATTTAATGCCTCTTATGACAGAATATTCATCCCAGGAAAGTTTTGATGCTCAGGCTATGATAAGAATAAAGTCTGCTGTAGAGATTTTTATTCCACAAATTGACTTAGATGAGTTTTCTTCATCTGTTGTTCCATTAAATGATGCAATGACTCGGATAGACATGACTGTAAGGTACAATATCCCGTCACTTAGGGTTCAAGGTAGAGCATTATCAGTTTCAATGTACGTTATATAGAAAGGTATTATTAAATGTCAAACAATAAAAAAGATACGCTAAAGCGAATACGAACTAATCAGAGATCTTATCTAAATAGAGATTTTTCGTCATTTAGAGCACAGCTTGTTGATTACGGCAGAACATTTTTCTCTGATCAGATTTCAGATTTTTCACAAAATGGACTTGCCGGAATGTTTACAGAGATGGTTGCGTATGTAGGGGATAATATGTCCTACTATTTAGATCATCAATTTACAGAACTTGATATTACACAGGCAGTAGAATCTAAAAATATTGAAAGACTTGTGAGATCTTCTGGTGTAAAAATTCAAGGTGCATCTCCTTCAATTGTAGATATTGATTTTTACTTAGAGATACCATCTACAATAGTAAGAAATGAATATGTTCCAGATATAACAAAAATGCCAAAGATTTTGGCTGGTACAATAGTTCAATCAAATAGTGGAGTTTCATTTACTTTATATGATGATATAGATTTTACACTTACAAATGCAAATGGAGGCTTAAAGGCTTCTTATTCTACAATGAAAACTGACAGCTCGGGAAACCCTACTTCATTTTCAATTAAGCAATCTGGAATGTGTACATCTTCTACAACAACAGTGGAAAAATTTAGTATTCCTGATAAGTTTAAACCCTTTAGAACAATTACACTATCCAATCCTAGTGTCTCAGAGGTTATATCTGTAGAAGATGCAGAGGGTAATTTATATTATGAAGTAGAATCTCTAACACAGGATACTGTTTTCAAAAAAGTTCTAAATACAGGCTATGATAAAGATGAAGTCGCAGAAAATTTAGAATTAATTTCTGCACCTAGAAGATTTATTACTGAATCATCTCAGATAACTAAGAAGACAAAAATTAGATTTGGTGGAGGAGCTGCAGAGTCAACAGACGACGATATTATGCCTGATCCGTCTGATCTTTCTATTCCGCTTTACGGGAGAAGAGAGACATTTTCTACATTTACTATTGATCCCAACAAGCTTTTGAATACAACTACACTGGGAATAACTCCTAGAAATACAACAATTTCTGTTTATTATAGATCTGGTGGCGGAATTTCTCACAATGTTGCAGAAAATACGATTAGAAATGTTAAGACTTTATTGACAAAATTTTCATCTTCTGTCTCAAATGGTGTAGTATCGAGCGTAAGATCTTCTGTAGAAGTTAATAATAAAAACAGAGCAGCAGGAGGTGAAGCTGCACCTACTCTGGATGAACTAAGAACAATATCATTAAATTATAGAAATTCTCAAGGAAGAATTGTTACAAAGCAAGATATGATTGCAAGAATTTATACTATGCCAAGCTCTCTCGGGAGAGTATTTAGATGCGGAATAAGATCTAATCCATATAATCCGCAATCTAGTATGGTATCTATTATAAGTAGAGATTCAGATGGCAACTTAATATTGTCATCAGATGCTTTAAAGAATAATCTTTCAAAATATATCAATGAATATAGATTAATATCAGATGCTATAGATATAGTAGATGCAAGTGTTATAAATTTAAAAATAGCATATTCGATTTCAACAAGCGGAGATAGCAATCCCGAGACTGTCCTGCAAGCATCAAACAAGAGTATCTCAGAATATTTCCAAATAGAAAATTTTCAAATAGAGCAACCTGTTATTTTAACAGATATTATCAATATAATAATCAACACACCCGGCGTAGTCAGTCTTATAACATTAAATCTTGACAATATTGCTGGCACGGTCGATGAAAGGGTGTATAGCAGCGTTAGTTATTCAGTAGCGAGTAATTTGCAAAAGGGAGTTCTTCATGCACCGCCTGGGGGAATATTTGAAGTGAAATTTCCCGATGATGATATAGTTGGAATAATTTCTTAATTCTTGGGAAGATCAAATGTATAGAATATTAAGCGCAAGCAAAGACACATATATAACAAATAAAATTATAAATAACAGCTTTAGAGCAACAGATTCAAATGTTGGTCAAGCATCTACACTTGATCTTTTTAAGCTGTATGGGGAATCAAGGTCAGGATCTGTTGAAAATCCAATAGAGATATCTAGACTTCTTGTTAAATTTAATCTTGATCCGCTTAGGGCAATTACTGGATCAATTTTTGATATTTCAAATTCTTCATTCAAAGCTTCACTTAGGCTTAGTGATATATATGGGGGCCAGACTACACCAAGTAATTTTAATATTATAGTATTTCCTCTTTCAAAATCTTTTGATGAAGGAATGGGAAGAAATATAGTACATTATACTGATTTAGATTCTTCAAACTTTGTTACTGCATCCGTCACCAGCGAAACACCAGATATCTGGTATGTTACTGGTGCTAATAAGCAGGGACTCCTTGGTTCTGATGATATTGATATTATATCTAGTGGAAATTTAAGTGATGGTAATGGAGTTGTTAACCTGTGGAGAAGTCAAGAATTTTCAACGGGTGAAGAAGATCTCTTAGTAGATGTTACACCAATTGTATCTGGCATTCTAGCTGGACAAATACCAGATTGTGGATTTAGGATATCATATAGCGGATCAGAAGAAACAGATCAGAAAACAAGATTTGTAAAAAGGTTTTCATCTAGAAATACTTCTGATTATTCAAAAAAACCATCTCTGATAATACAGTACAATGATGCTCTTCAGGATCATCACAGAGCATTCTTTTTTGATTTATCGGGAAGTCTTTTTGTTAACAACTATTCTAGAAACGAATTAAGAAATTTTGTTTCAGGTGCAGCAAATACTGAAATCTCTGGAAGCAACTGCATGATTTTAAGACTAGTTAGCGGATCATCGGTATCTGGAACACTGTTTCAAAAGATTGTTACAGCTTCTCAATATACAATAGGGTCTAATGCTATAGATGGAATATACTCTGCATCATTTGCAATATCGCAGTTTACTGCATCTAATGATGGCGAAATTAGACAGTCTGGTTCTTTAGGTACAGAGATTCAAAATGCAAATTCTGCAAGCTTTACCTTAGTCTGGACATCACTTGATGAGTCAGTAGTTTTTCTCTCATCATCGATGGTGGCAAATAGATCTAATAGGACATCATTTAATAATGAGTCACTTAGATTAGTTATCAATATTACAAATCTTCGACCCACATATCTCAAGGCAGAAAAGTATAGATTTAGAGTATTTGTTGAAGATATAGATAGAGAGCTTATTGCTAAGAAGCTTCCTTTTTATACTAAAAGTGAAATATTTACGTCAATGTATTATCGTGTAAGAGATTCTATTTCTGGAGATATTATAATACCATTTGATAAAACTGGGCTGTCAACACTTTGCTCTACAGATAGTGATGGAATGTATTTTGATCTCTATATGGATTCTCTCCAGCCCGGAAGACTATATACTGTAGATTTTTTAATATCTGGTAGAAACGGTGATGTCACATTTACAGACGTAGCTGCAAAATTTAGAGTGGAATAGGTTGCGTTTATGAGTTCTAATATAAAAAAAA